GTGAACGTCGCCAGCCCGTAGGCGGTGTAATAGCGGGTCAGGGTCGCCGGGCTTGCGCCGATGGCAGCTTGAACCTGACCGCCGCTGAACGTCATATCGTCCAGCCGTTCCAAAAGTGTTTTCTCGACCATGCGGGCCTCCGATTGCTGAGTCGGTGGCCACCATAGGTCAAAACTTCGGATGTGAAAAGGAAAACATCATCTCTGAAATAGTATCTTGCCGTCGCACTGCGAATCGGCTATCAGAGATGTTCCGGACAGGAGGTTAGTCGTGGGGACCGTCCTTTTGTCTGGTAGCTTCGGGCGTCTCCTAACGACGAAGTGATTTCCGGGAAGGCCGGGCAGGGAGTTGGTTACGCCCTGTCCGGCCTTCTTGTTTCTGTTCTTGCTGAAAGTTGGTATGCCGCCCTCCAATGCATTCTGCATTTGGCAACGGGGGAAAGTGGCATGGCGAATATCTGGCGTAAGAAATCATTGACGCTCGCGGAGTGGTCCGCGCTCCAGAATGACTTCGCGAATCTTCAAATGGTAACTGGTGCCCCGGCGAACTTGGCAATGTTCGTTAAGGGACAGGCAGGCGAACCAACGGATGACATTTACATCACCGGACCGGGCATTGAAGCAATTGAGGCGCGATCCCCCGGCGGCTGGGAGGATGCGGACGCGCCCTCGGGCAATGGCGTGTCGCTGCTGGTCGGCGAAGGCGACCCTTGGAGCCTGTTTGGCATCAATAAGCCGGTCTGACGGGGCAACTCAGTGGAATGGCTTCGGATCGGTTTGGCCGCAATCATAACGACGGCAATCTCGGTTGGCGCTTTCGACTATTTTCATCGGCGTCAAAAACGTCGGGAGGCCGAAAACCCGGATCATAAGGAGGACGAAAAGCAGCGCGCCCAGAAAATTGTGGGCAACATCGGCACCGCTGCTGTCCACCTCGTGCAACTTGCGGGGGGATTGGCTGCTAGCATTCCAATGTTCGCGCTACTGATTTTCATCGGCTCTGGATCGAGCCTCCCAAAGATCGAGGACGTTGGTTTTTTCGCGGCCCTATTTTTCGGCGGCTGGATCGTATTCGCGTGGTGCCTTCGGATAACAGACGCACTAGACGAAAAGAAATAGGCTGAAGTCCGGTCGCCTATCGCTGCATCCATTTCGACCGGATGACCGGCGACCGGGAAGGCGAGAGCGCGGCTGGCGTCGATAGCTCCTCCTCCCGGCGGTCCAGATTGGCCGTGACAAGGTGACGGGCGGCGAAGGCATAGACGACACAATCGAGAGCTTCCGCCCTCATTCCCGGCTTGCGCTCAAAACGGCGGACAGGTTGCCCTCTGACATACCGGACAACGCGCCTTTCGCTGGCAAGCTGCTCGTACCATGCCGTCTCCAAGCTATCGCTGAATCGGATTGTCCGGCCCCGCGACAGGCGCGTAAGAATCTGCGATTTCAGCCCATCCACGCCGACAAGGAATAGCCGGACGCCCTTGGCTTGCGACGCCGTGACCGGCGGGCGCGTTCCCGCGACGCCCTTCCCGGCCATGATCTTGCGACCGAACCGGGGACGGCAGAACGCATAGACATGGGCGGTCCAGTCGCCATCGCCGGAGTCAATGATGGCCGAGTCCAGGCGGAGCGTTCCACCGCGCGGATGCGGCCATGCCGTTTTCAGCAGTTCGTCCAGTTCGGCCCATGTCGTTTCGTCGCCAGGGCTGCCCCAAATGACGACGTGCCCCAAGATCAGCGAAGCGTCCCGGCTCCAGCCGATGAATGTCACCTCTAGCCGGTCGTCCTGCACGTCCACGCCAGCCGTGACGACAAGGACCTCCGGCGGGATGTTATCGAGGCCCCACGGCTCCGCGCGGGCCTGCAATTCGCTTTCCTCCAGTTCGTCGGCTGCTTCCCTCCAGCCTTCCGCCAGAATGGTATTAACGAACGTGCAAAGCATGTCCGGGCTGCCCTTCGCGGCAAGGAACTCCGCTGCCAGTTTGCCCCACGCCGCGTTGGCATGGGGAGAGACCAGCGCATTGATCCTGAAACCGGCATGGCCTTGCACCTCCGGGCGCGTGGCGCGCCAGCAGCCTGCGTCGATCATGGCGGGCTTGTGCCGTTCGGAAATGATTTCCGCGCAAGCCGGGCAACGGAACGCCGCCGTCTCCGGCTGGTCCGGCTGCCATTCGATATGCGACCACTGGATTTCCGTGAACGCGCCGCACTCCGGGCACGGGACCTCAAACACGCGCTGGTCCGACTGGGCATAGGCGCGCAAGACATTGCTGGTCGCCTCAAGCGTCGGCGTACTCCCCATGATGATCTTGCGATTGGCGAAACTGAGCGTCCGGCGCTCCGCCAGCAGGACCGGGCTGCCTTCCGCTCCCGGTTCCATTGCGTCCGCTTCGTCGATCAGCAGGACGCGGACATTGTGGCGGCGGAGGTTCCGGGGCGACTTTGCCGCCACCACCTTGAGCGACCCGCCGGGGAAGCGCCGGGACAGCAGCGTGTTGCGACCGCCTTCCGCGCTATCGTCGCTCAGCAGTCCGGCAAGCGCGGGCGTGGCGGCGAAAATCGGTTCCATGTCGGAAACCATGAAGTCGCGGCAATCGGCTTCTGTTGGCAATAGGAGCAAGATCGGGGACGGCTCATTCGCCGCGAAGCTTCCGACGGTCGCCGTCAGCAGCGTGGACAGGCCAACGCGGACGGACTTAACCAGCGTCACGCGCTCAATCGTCGGGTCAGACATCGCGTCCGCAATTTCGCGCTGGAACGCCCACAGCCGGACATCGCCGGGGAGCGCCGAAACGTCGTCCGGTAGCCGGAGATTGGACTCAATCCATCGGGACAGCGGCAAGCGCGGCGGCGGCCTGAGCGCAGACAGGGCCTCCATGCGAACCGATAACATGGGACGGTCAAAGTCCATTGTTCGCGGCCTCCTCAAGCGCGTCCCGAATTTCCCGGTCTATGATGTCGAGGTCATGGGCGGAGAGGTGCCCTAGCTTTTGCTGAATCCGGCTGGGCGTTGCCAGCATCCGGGAACGGACCAGCCGGAGAATCGAGGCCCATTCATCGGCGACCAATTTGGCGGAAAGCAATTCGCGCCGGGTCGCCGCATTCTGCATCTCCAGCTTATCGGCCTGCCCACGCGCAATGCGTTCGCGCTGGGCGGTCAGGCCCGCCGATGATGCACCACGTTGGGCAGACAGTTCCCGGAGGTGACTGGTAACGGCCTTCACGGATTCCCGGAGCTTGAATTTGCCGGGCGCACTCCGGGCGATGATCCCCTTGCGGGCATAGTCGCTAATTGCGCGTTCGGAGACGCCCAGCCAGTCGGCAAGCTCCACTGCTGAGATTTCAGAATCAGAATGGCGGCTATCGGAAGTCTGAATCATTTTACTGCCCCGATTGAAATGCTGCGGCTCAGCGTCCCCCCAACGGCCCCCCGGTGAGAGGGACCCGCTGATTCAGACTCTGAGGATGTCGGAACGGCGGCCAGCATCGGGGGCGGGAATCCGGGAACGCCCCTAAAGGGGCGATTCCCGTTCCTTCCCGGCTCACCGCCGCTATGCTCATCGGGAACAACCGGGAAATTCCCGGCGATTCCCGTTCCTTCCCGGCTCACTGGTCGTCCTCCTCATCGTCCACCCATGACTGGAGGGGCTTCACCGCAACCCGGCCATCATCGCTGATCGTGATGCGCCCGGCATCGAACAGCTTGTTTCGGGCAATATTGAAGGTCCGCTTGCGGCTGTCCCGCTCATCGGACTGCGACACGCGCCGGGACTCTATGCAAGCATCCCGCCATGCCTCCTCCGCTACTGGCGCGTCACCCGCCTCCAGTTCTTGCAGGATCGTCAACGCCTCCCGCTGTGCGCGTGGCATGGGCTTGCCCCGTGGAACAGAGCCGGGGGCAAGCGGGGCAGCAACGGCAGCCGTCTCCGCGTCGCCATCCTCATCCCGGCCCAGTTCCTCCGACGCCACGCGAAACGCGATGTCGAGGTCACAAGGACCGTTCCGATTCTTGCTGAGCCTGCCCCGGATGATACCATCACTGTCGGGCGGGAGAAGCTGGACCGCGACATCAAGAGCGCCGTTCAGGACGCTATGCCCGCGCGGGGTTGATCCCTCCGCCTTCGTGCCATGGTGGATCATCACGACAGCCGCGCCATGCACGGTCAATGAGCGGGCGATAGCGACAACCTTGTTCATGGCCGCCGCGTCGTTCTCCTCCAGTTCGCGGAAGCTCATGGCGAGCGTGTCGAGAAATATCAGGGAGGGGCGGCGCGAGTCGATCAACTCCAATAGCGCGGCAAGGTCCGGGCTATCGTCGTCCAGCAGATCGGACACGCCGCCAATGACGCGGAAATCCGGCTCATGCCCCATCTGCCCGACCAGCGCGGCAACACGCCGTCTCATGCCATGCGTGTCCTCGGGAGCGACATAGAGGACCTTGCCCGGCTTCGTCCGCAAACCGAATACGGACTCGCCCCGTGCAACATGGTAGCCCAGATACGGCGCAATGGTGGACTTGCCGCCGCCGGGCGCTCCAAAGATGCACCCGACATCGCCGGGAGCGATCAGCCGTTTGATGACATAGCCGCGCGGCGGGGCGTTCAGGCAATCCTCAGTCGTATATTCGACCAGCCGGGAAGGCTCCCGTGGCGCGGCGACCTTGGCGTTCCAGCCTTTTTCCTTCGCCATGGCGTAGAGTGTCGCAATGGTGACGGGCTTGCCACCCTCGCCGCCGAACGACGCCCAGTCCTCCCGCTGATCGCGTTGCTTGCCGTGTTCCGGGCTATCCTTGCTCCAGTCGTTCCAGAGGTCGAATCCTTCTTCTCCGCCGCGAAACGCATGGTGCAGGGCCATGCCCACGCGAAGCCACTGGTCCCGGTCGTCCCGGACCTCCGCCGGGAGCGCCGCCAGCGCGCCCCTGATCTTGTCGAGATTCGGGGTAGGCCAGATGTCCAGATCGTCGCCGTCATTCTCCGGGGCCTCCAGCAGCGCGGGCGGGACGAACATGAAATGGTCCGGGTCAATGGCAGCATAGGGCTTGCCCCGCTTGTCGAGCGCGCCAGCGTCCAGCCGGTCCAGCGTGTCGATCCCGGCCCCGTCGATCTCCAGCGTCTCCGGGACCGTGCCGCCCTCCACGCCGCCGTAATAGTAGCTCTGAGACAGGGCGAAGGACTCCGGTGCCAGCGCGCCGCCAAGGACGCCCTGCAACCGGGCGCAAAGGCGCTCCCGATGCTCCGGGGACATGGACCGGGATAGGGGCGCAAGAACGCGCCAGCGGGGACGCTCAGGCGTATGCGAGGGGCTGGTATAGATCAGGGCCGCGATTCCGGCCTGCTGGAGCCGCTGGGCGGCCTCAGCGGGCGTCACGGTCCCCGCGTCATGGTCGCCCTCAATCCCGTCTATGGCGGTCACGTTGCCATTGTGGCGCAATGACCCTTTCCGACTGGGCACGTCCCCGAACGTCGCCAGCTTGAGCCACGGCAGCCGGTCCTTGCGTTCGGCCCGGCGCTCCACGATTTTCGGGGCAAGGCCCCTGAGCGGGACTAGGTGGCGGAAAGCCCGTCTAGCGCCCGCGTCATTGAATCGAGTCAGGGTGATTTCCCGGTCCAACGGGCTTGCCGCTGAGGGGCCGGAGTGGTATTCAGATACCGGTCTATCCGGGGGTTCGGCATAGCTCTGGTTGGACTGTAGAAGTACGGAATCGCCGCTCCGGGGACCATCCGGGGCGGCGTTTTCCTTTTCGGCTGCTAACACGCAATTCGCACGCAACATATGCAAAAACCTTACTTTTGCGTGCCAGTTTTGCCAGCTTTTGCGCGGCTAAGCCGTTGTTTTTCCTTAAGTTCCGTTCCCTTGCCAAGGTTGGGGTCGAGAGTTCGAATCTCTTCGCCCGCTCCAGTTTTTCGGACAAAATGACAATCCGGCGGATTGTCATCCGAAAAACTCCCGACCGCAAGGGAGGGTGGCTTGCCTA